ATGTATGGTCTTTCTTTGAGACTATCCATAGTAACTCGTATACCTACATTCTTCAGAACGTTTACCCAGACGCTACAAAATTCTTTGATTCGATTCTCGAAGATAAAGAGATTGTAAAGCGTGCTAACTTCTTAACTAGCAAATACGATGCTTTAATGGGTAATACTAAAGACCCTAAAGAACAAATCTTAGAAGCTCTTATTGCTACTCAGATTATGGAAGGGCTTACCTTCTATGTATCGTTTGCTTGTTCGTTCTATTTCGGTTATAGAGGTAAGATGGAAGGAAATGCTAAGATCATTAACTTGATCTCTCGTGACGAAAACCTTCACGTAGCTATTACTCAAAACGTTATCAAATACCTCAGAGATAATCCTGATGAGGGATTTCAATCCACTTATAAGAAGAGTGAAGAGAAGATCTATGAGTTTTACCGTGCTGCAGTAGAGGCTGAAAAAGAGTGGGTAGATTACCTCTTTAGTAAAGGCAGTCTAGTAGGTCTTACCCCTGATTCTCTCAAGCAATACGTAGAGTACCTTGCTAATAACCGCCTTAACTCGTTAGGCCTTAAGAAGCTATACGATACAAAAACTAACCCGCTGGGTGGATGGCTAGATAGTTTTTACGATAGCAAGAAAGTACAAGTAGCTCCGCAAGAGACTGAAATCTCATCCTATGTAAAGGGTGTGGATAACGTTCTTAACGAAGGCTCATTTAGCGACTTCAAATTGTAAAGGCTAGCTACACGTAAGTATATGTATGCGTTACATATACTTGGTTTTAATGTGCTTACTAGTTTCTGGCTGTGCAATGTTCCCTAATGTCAAATGGCCTGAACAATGGAAGAGTTTAACCGGTAGTAGTACCGGCAATTCTGTGGTAGCTGCTCAAAAAGAAAGCGAGTCAGTCGCTAAGATGTCTGAAGCAGATAAAAAAGTAGAAGAGGCTCGTAAAAAAATGGAATTAGATTATGCTAAATTTAGAGAAGATTTACAAAAAGCGTATGACGATAGAACTAAAAAAGATAACGAGAACTTTAATATTATTAGTCAGTTAAACTACGGGGTATACGAAATTACCCAAGAGAAAAAAAAGATAGATATTAATACTACTATTGCTCATTTACGTTCTAAAGAAATAATGATGAGAGCAGACCCTCTCACTGAAACGCAAAAAGAGAAAATTAAAGAAGAGTTAGATCAAGAAAAAACTAAAACTATTGATGAGTTATATATAAAGTATAAAGCAAACATAGATTTAGCTGTAAAACAAAAAATTGCTTTAGACGCTGCAGAAGCCTTAATATTACAAAAAGAAAAAGAGAAAGACGTGCTTCGGCAAGCTAATAAAGACACTATTGAAAGACTTGAAGCAGATAAAAAAATAGAAATAGCACGTATTTCTAAAGAGACTGCTGACAAAGTAGCTCTTGCTAGAGAGGCCCAACGCCAGGAAATGCTTGGCTATATGGTTAAAGCTTTAGTAGGGGTCGGTATACTATTCTTAATACTCGCTGGTTTACTTAAATGTATAACTTTCCTTGGAGTCAGTATTTCTGCTTTTGGCTTAGCTTATGTAGCTATAATGGTGCCAATGTGGGTAATTGGTACTGTAATAGGATTAATGGTAGTAGCAGTACTCTGGAACTCTCATAGCAAATCTATTAAATCGTCGGTACAACATAAGGCGCAACTTGGAGCTCAGCTCCTGAAAGAGTCACCACCTCAATAGTACCTTCTATAGCTTTAGCTTTAGCCTTACCGGTTAATTGTGCAATAATCTCTTCTCGGGTAGCTACTAGTATATTAGTATTACCAGCTGGTAGGTTAAGATAACCATCATTCTTAAGTCTTTGTATTTCTTTCTTGCCCTCAAGGTCTATCTTTTTAAGCTCTTTAGCATCTTCAAACTTTTTGTTTTGAATATGTAACTTATTAACCGTCTCGATTGCCCCAGTACTAGCGGCAATTAAACTTGCTAATCCGGCCATCATTTCAGGATCTCCGGTAGCTACTGTTAACTTTTGTAATTCCATTATACTCTTAACACTATTTTCGACTAACTCAGCACTATGCTTTAAAACAAAAAGCTTCATATCTTCATCCGTTTTGGGTGGTTCTACTTTAATTTCATCTGGCTTAGGTTGCCCCACAGTCTTAGTAACCACCGAGGTAGCTACTGTTGTTCCAGGGGGCGGATTCAAACCAGCTATAAAAGTATCAATCTGATCAATGATTTGCTGGTTATCAGCCGGTTTACTATCCGGTAGCGGAGGATTCATTAAGAATATTTATGGGAACAGTTGAGTTATCAAGTAATGAATATATTATAGAGCTACTATGAAAGAAGTAATTGTAACTGTACAAGGCCACGGAACATTCATTATTGCAGCTGATAAAGTTCATCAACTTATTGCTTGGCTTCAATCTAACAAAGCTATTGGTGTTAATGAGAATAATAATAATTTCGGTGGAGAAACTTTACTGAGAGGTTAATATATCACTATGTTCCCTGTAACTCTCAAGTTTATCATGACGCATGATTCGGCTGTACTCCCTAAGTACAACCACGATGATCCTTATACTGGAGACTCTGGTTTGGATGTTACTGCGGTAGAGGATGTTACTATTCCTTATAGAGGCAAAGGTATAATTGAAGGTACTGGTATTATTTCTGAGCCCTGGGCTGTTGTACCAGTAGGTCTTAAGCTCGCATATATTACCCCGGGTTACTGGCTCCGAGTTGAAGGTCGTTCGGGTATGGGGTTCAAAAAGCATGTATTCCCTCATTTTGGTATTATCGATAACCCTTACCGGGGCGATATGGGTATTAAGCTTTATAACTTTAGTAATACAGACGTTATAATTAAAGCAGGAGATAAAATCGCTCAACTTATTGTATATCCGCTTATTCAAGCTAATGTTGAGTTTACAGAAGTAGTGAGTGAATCAAAACGCGGAGAAAAGGGCTTCGGTTCGTCTGATGCTATTGATCAAGATATGTTTAAGCAGCTCGAGTGCTTTAGCGAAGTCCTGGTTGATAATAAACCAGCTCGCCTTGAATAATGACAATTAACGAGCAGCTTCAAAACATTTGGGTAGAAAAATATCGGCCCACTAAACTGGCCGATATGGTTCTCTCTGATACTCTGCGTACGTTTGTAGAAGAGTGCAGACGTAAGCAAGAGATCCCCAATATGTTGCTAGTAGGTAATGCAGGTACTGGTAAGACTACCTTAGCTAAGGTTATTATAAATGAGATTTTAGATGCACAATACTTGTACATTAACGCTAGTGAGAAGAACGGTATTGATGAAGTTCGTACCTCCATTCTTACGTTTGCACAAACTAAGAGTCTGGATGGAAAGCTTAAGGTTATCTTTTTGGATGAGTTCGATAACTTTACTGACGCTGGTCAAAGAGCGTTGCGTAACGTTATGGAGGAATACTCCGGCAATACCCGTTTTATTCTCACTGGTAACTATTTACATCGTATTATTCAGCCCATTCAATCTCGTTGTCAAGTTTTCACTGATTTTACTCCTCCTATTAGGGAATATGCTAAGCGAATAATTTATATCCTACAGCAGGAGCAGGTTACAGTAGCTGCCGATCAAGTAGACCGAGTTAAAGAGGTTATCCGTTATTACTACCCAGATTTAAGACGTATTATTAACTACATACAACGTAGTGTAATTAATAACACACTCAATCTACAAGCCACTATTAATAATGAGGGATTCGCACAAGATATCCTGGAGAAACTATCTTCTAAAGACGACTTAATGTCTATACGTAAGTTCGTTATTGAAAGCGAGCAAACATTTGGTAACGATTACCCTAAACTACTTAAAGATCTATTTAATGCTGTTTACAAGAGCTCCTTAACTGAAGACAAAAAAAGACTTGCATTGCTGCAAGTCTCAGAGTCTTTATATAGAAGCGCTTTAGTTATGGATCAAGAAATCAATTTCTTTAGCTGCCTTATTGCTTTAAGTCAGTTTTAAAGATCGACTATATTAATATCGTAAGCGGATGCTATTAATTCGATAGCATTTAAGAGAGCTTCTTCTTCTTTTTGGTCGCGATGGTTCATATAGTCTTTTTTTAAGCTCTCCACGTCGCTTTCAAATTCTTGCATAAAATCATCAAGCATCATAGTTCTTTTTACATATGCTTCATCGGTTAATTTAGTTTTGCTCTCGGCAGAAGTTTGTTCCATTGTTTCTGGATCACGAACTACAGGAGCCGCAGGGATTGAGCCGCTAGAGTTTGGAGCCCAGCATTCGTCTTTAACAGAGCCGTCTTCATTCATACATTCTGGCATAACGCAACTAGACTCTTTATTCCAACACTCTGGTTTAACCATACGCTCTTCAATCATTGAAGTTTTTTCTGGTACTGAATAGCCTTGTGGATCTACATCGTTAGTTACATCTTCAGTGAGCATTTGAATATAGAGTCCTTCTAGGCCTACCGACTCTTTAGTTAATTTTTTAGTACCTTTAAGAGGCTTAAATTTTGAAGGCTTTTCATCGTCATAACTATTACCACCTACAGAAGGTTTTTTGTTTTTAGTAGCTAATTCGTAATCTCCTTTTTTAATCCAGTTTTGTTCATGGCCTAAGTGATTTTGCTCTTTAGTCTCTGGTTCGTCTTTATTAGCTTTCCATTTACCTGGCTTAATATAATCTTTATTTGGACGTTTATTTTTAGACGACACTTCTGGTAGGTTTACGCCGGTATCTATGTATTCAACTAAGTCAATAGGAATAGTAACCAAGTTACCATAGGAACCCGGAGAAGGCTCTTGGAAAAGATCAAGATGGGTAGCTGGCATACTTGTGTTAATGCCTAGAGAACCGGCACTATTATTTGGGGTGTGTAATCTACCGATACGTAGGTTATAACCTGATTTTTCGGCATCTTCTAAGCGTTGCTTTATCATTTCTGGTAAAGCTTTGTAACTATCAGCAGATTTGTAGTCCTTCTTTAACTTAACTACATCGCCCTGAAGAAATCCTGAGCCTTGCTTATAGCGATCGTATATTGTTTCGTACAGAGGTATAAATTTACTGTTCTTCATAAAAGATATATTATTACTTATGGCTTTTACAGCCTAATCCTAAGTAATTAGTATGGCAAGCGTAACTTTCAACAATCTACAGAGAGTAGATATTACCAACACTAAAAAGTTGTACTCTGATCTGCATCTTGACTTTCCAAATCCAGTACAAAGAGATATACCTGTAGATTATGACGAAGCAGCGGTTAAGAACTCGTTGCTGAACCTATTTAATACTTTACCTGGTCAGAATTTATTAAATCCGATTTATGGCTTAAATCTCTTACAGTACGTGTTTGAACCTGCTAGCGACATTAATGCCCAAAGAATAGGGGAAACTATACTAAAAGGCATCTCTACATATGAGCCTAGAGTAACGGTTACTAATATACATGTTAATGTCGACATTGACGAGCAATTGTATACTATTACATTAAGTATAGTTATACCACAATTAAATAAAACTATAACTATACCTGGAATGTTGAACAAAGAGGGATATAGCTTACTATAATATGAATACTACTACAGATCAAACATCTCTCAATGTCAGTAAAAACGAATATGTAGCGTTTGATGCTCTCTCTTTAAGAGAATTTATTAAAACCCGTTTAAACGAGACTAACTTATTTACTGATCAAAATTACGAAGGCTCTAATATAACAGCTATTAATAATATTATTGCGTACTCATTTCATACGCTAATGTATTACTTGAATCAAACTTCTACAGAGTCTATGTTTAGTGATTCTCAAATTTACGAAAACATTAACAGAATTGTAAAACTCATTAGTTATTCCCCTATTGGTAATCAAACCTCGACTTTATCATTTAGTGTTTCAGCTAATAATGCTCTAGGGGTTGGTACGTATACCATACCACGTTACACTTTTGTACGTTCAAACAATACTACCTTATCGTTCAACACCGATATTACGTTTACTAAAACAATGTCTGGTTCTGAAACTTTATCTACTGTAGGAGATCAATACCTACTTTATCAAGGTACCTATATAGAGTATCCCTTATATGTAGCGCGCGGGGAAGCTAATGAAATTGTATACTTAATACCTGGTACAGACGTTGCTATTGATCACTTTAACGTTGATGTCTACGTAAAAAGTACAACTACAGAAAAATGGGCAAAATGGAGCAGAGTGGAGTCGTTATATTTAGAAAACGCTACCGCTACTAAATTTGAAATACGTTTAAATAGTAATAAAAATTACGAAATTAAATTTGGTGATAACATTAACGGTCAACAGCTTGTAGCTGATGACATAGTAGCAGTATATTATCTTCAATCTTCTGGCATTAACGGAGAAGTACAAGCTAACGCTCTTGCTGGTCAATCAGCCACTATATACACTACTGCTCAGTTTAATTTAATTAAACAAGACGTTATAAGTCCAGATTTAACTATTTTAAATGATACTAACGTGTTAAATTTAAATTTTAATAACAGTAACATTTCCACTGCATACACCGAAGCTGAAAGTGTTGAAAGTATCCGGGCAAACGCTCCAGCTACATTTAGATCTCAATTTAGAGTAGTTACTGCTTCTGACTACCAAGCGTTTATTAAAAACTCTTTTGCTAATATTATTAACGACGTTAAAGTACTTAACAATAATGAGTATGTAAATGGTCACTTAAAATACCTATATGATATCGGGTTAACTAATCCTGGTCAAGACTATAGAGTACTTTATAATCAAATGGCTTTTGCTGATGCTTGTAACTTTAATAATGTATATGTTTACGTTCTACCTAAAGCTACAAAGCTTATTACCAACAATTACGTAAACTATTTAACTCCATCTCAAAAGCAGTTAATTGTTTCCTCTGTTAATGATAAAAAGACATTAACATCAGAAGTTATAGTAATGGACCCAGTTTATAAAGCAGTTACTATCGGTCTCGGTAAAGATTCAGTAGACCCGGCTGACATTACAAACTCTAGACTTGTTGTTACTCTTCAAAGAGATTCAAAAATACCGCCAAGCGTCATTAAAGATCAAATACAGAGTATATTTAAGTCTTACTTTAGTCCTATTAACATTACCTTAGGCTTTACCGTTAATCTTACAGATATTACCGGTAGTATTTTAGCTTTAGACGGGGTAAAGCAAATTACTACAACTAATCAAGATCAATCTACTAACGGTTTATCTCTAATTGTATTTAATCCATCTTACCCGCAAAACGATATAATATCAACTACAAAGAATTTTACCGTTAAGCCTTTTGAAACAGTTTATTTAAACGATATAGAAGAGCTAATGACAAGAGTGGTCGTTGAGCTAGAAGTTACTAGAAACACCTCTATTATAAACTTTTAATTATGCCCTACTCAGTCGAACAAGTAAGAAAAATTATAGACAACCCGACTGACCGGATTGTAACTGTTTACTTTTCAGATAACACTAGTGTTATTATTAAGAATATAAGTTATGAAAAGTATAGTTTACCTCCTGGTTATAAAAATAAAGATGCTACTAGTGAGGAAATAAAACCTTTAATGGCACAAAGAAAAATTTTATACTACACGTCTTTAAGCGCGCAATTAATTAATACTCAATAAGATGGCATGCTATAATAATACAATTTGGAGACTAGATTGTAGTTGCGGGTTTACCGATGTACAATGGTATGATTGCACCGGAAATTTACATATAGAGAACGTTTCTTGTGGTGGTACTCAATACAGCATTGATGATTATAGTGACGAGTATGGCTTTCCGTATCAGCCGGAATGTGATATAATTAACTCTTGTGGTTGTAGTTTGAGTCAGGTTACTATACCGGCGACCCCGACGCCGACCCCTACTGCAACTCCAAATCCGACTGCTACCCCGACTCCGACTCCGACTCCTACCCCAACCCCTGTCCCTGTCCAAGGCACCCCTTTCGGTTCGTATGACACTGCGGTTAGCACTCCATCTGTAAGTGTTGCGCAAGGTACGTCTACTTTTAATTCAAATGGCTGGGCTTTAGTACCGTATGGTGCTGGGTACGTAAATGCTACTGCAGTTACAGTTGAAATTATTACTTCGATCGGCACTTCATCTTCGCATAGCGCCACTTTAAGTGGTACTAGAAATGATGTTTACAATGCTTACTCTAACGGCGGAGTTCTCCCTTGCCCGGTTAATAGCGGGTGGAGTATTATTTTACCTATTAGTACGTTAACCCCTGGGGTATATACAATTAAAGTAACAGGCTCTAATATTGTAGGTCTTGATAATCAAATCGGTAGTACCCTCTCATTAACTGTAATAGCGCCGACTCCGACCCCGACTCCAACACCTACCGCAACTCCAAATCCGACTGCTACCCCGACCCCGACCCCGACGCCGACTCTAGTACCGACTGCTACTCCGACCCCGACCCCCACAGCTACCCCGGCCGCAACTTCTACCCCGACTCCTACCCCTACGGTAACACTTGCTCCTACAGCAACACCTACTCCGTCTCCAACTCCAACGCCAGCGCCGACTCACACCCCTACCCCGACTCCAACTCCAGGCGCACCCACAGCAACACCTACTCCGACTCCAACAGTAGCGCCTACAGCAACTCCATCTCCAACTCCAACTGAAACCCCGGTAGGTCCTACCCCTACCCCTACAATTACTCCAACACCTACCGTGACCCCGACGCCAACCCCGACGATTCCTCCGTCTTGGGTTGCCCCAAAGGATGTGTTCGGGTTTTCAGTTAATAATTCAGTTTTAAATGCGGGTATTTCTGGATTTGTTTTTGCTACCCCCTTTACATGCTCTCTTGTTGCAATACCCGGCGCTACTGAAGCGTTAATAACATCTATATATGATATTGTGTGGTGGTTCGGCGACGGTACATATAGTAAGGAGTACTCTCCTTCTCACATTTATAACTGGCCAGGAGTATACGAAATAAAGCTAGCGCTTTATAATTCGCTATCAGCTAACACGGTTCCTGCGTATCTTCGTACATTTTCTACCACTGTCACTGCGGTAAACTTTTTATCTACTCTTTCTGCTACAAATTATCTAGCTGACAATTTATCTTGGAATTATAGTAGGTGGTCTGACTTAAGCGGTAGTACACCTACTTCAGGTACTTGTTTTTATGGTTATCAATCAAGTAAGTCTGGAACAGCCTCAGCTGGACCAGTACCGCTCACTGTAAATTATTATACTACTAATATAAGAGATAACGAAAGCATTAAATTTACTTTTTACTCGCAAAACTCTTTATCTCAACCTTGGACTGAAGTACCTCCAAGTCAACTTGCAAATTTAAGACCTCGTTGGAGATTCACTACAGTTTCAGCTAGCCCGTTAGATGATGGTGCTATTATAAACGAGTTTACCCCTATTAGTAGTACGGAAATTAGAATTCTTTCCTCTGGGACGCTTTCGAGTACAGGGGTAGTAGTAGGCCTATCAGGTAGCTTTGAATTCTATTATATAGATGACATACCTTCAATGGCGTATAATAGTAGTACTGGTATGGTATCTGCTACTCCAACTACAATCTGGGTTAACTTAAACACATCTAATATACCTAATACCCAAGACTATGATTATATTAATATACCGTCTTATTCTAATACTTTAGTTAGTCTTTCTTCTTACTATTACGTTCAGAGTTTATCAGCAGATCATTTAGGGTTTACTTTAAACGGAAAAGTACCTTTGTACGAAACTTATTGGCCAGGGGTTGAAAGTCGCTTTGTACCTACAGTCAATAGCGCAATTAGAAGCGGTACCGCTGCGTTTTTATCAGATAAAACTTTATTAAACTACCCAGTAAGTGGTGCTAACAGTTACACGGTAACTTTATCTAGTAATGTAGTCAATCCTGTTAGTGCGGTATTTAATACAAGTAATAACCCGACATCGGGTAATTCTTTGGTATACACTATACATCGTACTGACTCCCTAGGTAGAGACACCGGCGGTTATTATATAGGTACATTCACCCCTTATTCGGTTGGTATGTTAGCTTTATCTTCGCTATCTAACGGGAATGTAACTATAATACAAGACTTATCTGCTAACCCTTCAAACGGGTTTAATCCTATTACAATAGGAACTCAACCAGCTATACTTGTTAGTAAACCTATTAGTGGTTCAAGTGATTCATTTAATGTAGTAAATTTTGAATCTACATATTTTGCACGTAAATTCGGTCAAGGCTTTGATTATGGTACGCAATTAAAGAAGTATGCTTTACAGTCTACTATTAATCAAAATGAAGTATTTTTCGATACTTACCTACCAGCAGTAGCTGGAGTGAGCGCAACATCTGAAGATACTTTTGGTGGGGTAGTATTTGAAAAAATAGCTAACTTTGTACCTAACACAGCTGACCTTTCTAAAGCTAATGTCTCTCAATTTTATTCTTTAGCACAATCTTTAGGCATTGAACTCGATAACTTTGATTACGACATACCACCAACATTAAGTAGAGTGGTTGACCTGTATTCAACTCAGCAAAGCACCGTGTGGGGTGCACGTTCTTTATTTAATCGTAACTTTGACGCTACTAAAGGACATATTAATTTAGGTAATGAGCTTTCAGCGTATAACGTCAGTAACACAATAGTCTCTGCTGGTCAAAAAATAGTAGCTAATGATATATTTAACACTCAAAACTACGAGCTACTAGAAGTACCTGTAATTACGTCATACAGTTCTATATCTGCTCGGGGATTACAAAATTACTTCGCTCCAGCAAGTGCATTAACATTCCCACTTACAGTTTATCCATTGAGTGCGTTTTTCGGTTGGGGGTTAACAACTCCAGTTATAAACAATTATAGATTTTTTGTATATAACGACGTAGTTGATAACCAACAGGTTGAAGGCCTGGTTAACTGGGATGACCCGTATACCACTCTATCTGAAAGCGGTTCAGGGCATAATGAATGGGTTAGAGATGAAGGTACTCTAGAAACTATCTTTAACTACTATATACATAAAGGCTTAGGATTAATTAAATAAAAATATGGCAGTATTCAACACAATTGAAACATTAACCAGTACCGTTAGTCTAAGCGGTACCCAGGATATTAATGCGCCGTATAATTTTCAAGACTGGAAAGTTCGTAATTCAAATATTCCCCCTGGGGATCTATTCGGTCAATATAATGCTTATTTGAAAGGCTGGTATACTAAAAGAGCGGTATCTAATGTTGTGTCGATAGACTATGTAGTTAAATACTATAAAACATTTTTAAAGACTCTAGGTATTACTGCTCGTACTCAAGCCGAAAAAGAGCTATTTGAAAATGTAGATATTGATGACAGTACTAGTTTACAATCAGTCATTGTTGGTTATGCACGTCGCTTAAAAGACGTAACCGTTTATTTAGCTAATAAGCGTAATAGCATATATTATAGTAAACTAAAGAACAACTTAACAGGCACCAGCACTTCTTTAGAGCGGTTATTCTATAATTATATTTTAACCGCTTTTACCCGTAAAATAACCCCAGACGGTGTTATTACAAGCTTTATTGTAACAAATCCAGATATATTAACTTCTTTACCGTATTTAAATACTATATCGAGTAACTTTAATATACAAATTGAAGAAATATACGATACTAACAATTACTTTGATAGAGACCCATCTGTCTCGATAAGTAATTATACTACTGTTACTCCAGGTATTCCTGAAGCTCTTTATTCCGCTAGCGCATATAGTATTCCTGAAGAGTACTTAATTGCTAGTGTAATAGAAGCAGTAGCTATTACAAACTCAACTTCAATGGCAACTACTTCACCAACATACTTTACTTTTGTAGGAGACGGCTCAACTACCACTTTTACGTTGAGTAATATTACCTCGTCTACTGCTAGTGACTACCAGGTCAGTGTTGAGGGGGTAGTACAAACCCCGGATAGTAGCTATACAATAAGTACTACCAATCAAAATATTTTATTTAGTGAGCCTCCACCTGTAAACAGTATAATAGTAATAGTTAAACGCTACTAATATATGGCCCTTGTAAAAGTAAACTCTAATATGTTAGCTGACCCGAGCTCGAGCGGGTATTCAGGATCATCTGGCTATAGTGGTAATGCTTCAGGTTATAGCGGTAACTCTGGTTCTTCAGGTTATTCAGGCCCAAGTGGCTATAGTGGCCCCTCTGGTTATTCCGGCTCGGGGGTATCAGGTAGATCAGGTTACTCAGGTTGGTCTGGTATAAACGGTACCTCCGGTTACTCAGGCCCAGCAGGTCCATCAGCAGCTTCTGGTTATAGTGGTTACTCAGGCGTAAGCACTTCAGGCTATTCTGGTATTTCAGGTTACTCCGGTATGGGTACAAGTGGTTATTCTGGTATTAGCGGTTACTCTGGTATTTCAGGGTATTCCGGTACAAGCGGGTTTTCAGGTTATAGTGGAACGTCAGGATACTCAGGTACAAGTGGTTACTCTGGTATTTCTGGTTATTCAGGCTATAGCGGTATATCTGGTTATAGTGGTATATCAGGATTTAGTGGCATTTCCGGTTTTTCAGGAGATTCGGGTATTTCAGGTTGGTCTGGTAATAGTGGTTACTCCGGGTTTAGCGGTATATCTGGTTTCAGTGGTAGCGGAGTATCAGGCTATAGCGGCACTTCTGGTTACTCTGGTATAAGCGGTTATTCCGGTATTAGCGGTTACTCTGGTATTTCAGGTTACTCCGGTTACAGTGGTATTTCAGGCTATTCTGGTATTTCTGGTTATAGTGGTATTGGAACATCTGGTTATAGTGGTACATCTGGTTATTCAGGAGACTCTGGCATATCTGGCTATAGTGGAGCCGGAGCTAAGGAAAACATAACTTATAGTAATTCATTTACAGTAGGGGATGTAATCAGAAAGACCTCAGGGGGGTATGCTTTAGCTCAAGCTGATAATGCTGCAAACGCTGAAGTAATCGGTATAGTACAATCAGCTACCGGTTCTGGTTTTACTATAATATACTCTGGTCCAATTACCGGTCTTACCGGGCTTGTTGATAGTCAATTTTATTACCTATCTGATACCGTATCAGGTTCAGCAGTATCGGTTGAGCCTACTACTGCGGGCAGCGTTTCAAAACCAGTAATGATTGCTACCAGCTCTACTACTGCAAACGTAGAGATAATGAGAGGGTTCTTAGTAACTGCATTTGCACCAACAATATTTGCAAGTTACATTGTTAGTAGTTTACCTGCTGCAAACGCATACGCATATAGTATAGCATTTGTTACAGATGCAAATCAAGCTGCTGGTACAAGTTTAGGTACTACCCCCACAGGGTCAGGCGCAGTAGTAAGAGCAGTATATAGTAATGGAACAAGTTGGTTGTTACTTTAATAGTTTAAAGTGTTGGCAGTTGATGTTCTGGTGATAAATAATAATAGTAATGTCCACCAGCAACACAGTTGTAGATAGTTTCACAACCCAGGCTCAAATAGACTCTTATCTAAATACTTTATCTCAAAAGTATTTAGCAAATAATGAGTATATTGTATCTGGTACCAACAGTGGCATTGTATCCGCTAGTGTAATTGCTTTAGCGCCATACGGTAACCTATCTAATAGATATTATCCTACGGTTGCAGGTATTTCTGAAGAAAGTAGTAATTTAAAAACAAGAGGAGAGTTAGGCGGATATTTCGTACCAAGTAATTTAGGTGCTTCCATATATCTAGCTAAAAATATAACTTACACGTTTGATAGCACTCAAATTAAAAACGGAGAGGTTTATCACTTCATTGAACCATCGAGATTCAATAAAGGCCGCGGATTAACCCAAAAGGACCAAGGGAACGTAATAGATCACCTCATTAACATAGACTGGATCAAAGCTGTTAATGTATCTGAGTATTTCGATGGTAATGTTATTAATACAGATACATTTCAGAAGTTTTTACCTTACCAATCAGTATATGAATCTAGAAAGTCAGATAGTAATGGTGTTGTAAATGCCCGCGACGATTTTGAATTCTGGCACGGTGCTAAAAAACAAACTTGGACGGAGTCTAATAGTGCAACGAAGTTAACTCCGGAGAAGTATTTCGATCTAGCTTCTAGAATACAGAACTCAGTATGGACCCCGGGTAAAGAGCTATATACCTGGAACACAGACGTATTCGGTAATCAATATTCTTTATACAAAGACACTTACCCCTCTCAATCTCGTTCTTTATATGACTCTATGACCGCCACTGGTCTATTATGGGTCAAGACAGTTGATGGTACTACTAACGTAGGACCTTCTGCATTAAACTTAATTTATAAAGACTACATTAACTATAGTTCAATTTATAATCAGTTAATTAATAATACTATAATTAACTTTGAAGTATTTTTTGATACTTTGATTATACAGTTAACCGATACAGTATTGTACGAAAAAATTACATTTAACTACAATCAATACACTATTGAAAAGTCTTTACAAAACTACTTACCTCTAAACATTGGTACAACTAGTAGTGCTGCTCTTTCTACTCAAACGTTAAATGCAAACTACGGTATACCAGGACCGACAGCTATAACCTATTACGGTGGTAACTGGTATAGTGGCAATGAAAAATACATTACTGTATGCACTCTACTCTCTACCACTTTAAGTGGCACTAGCACTTCTAGTATTAGCACTAGCGGTCTTTCAAGCTTTATCGTACCAGTATTATACAGATTAGATCTTAACAATCCTCAAGAACGGGTAAGAATATACCCCACAAGTGAATCTGATCTTACTGAGTATGTGTATCCACTTTCTGCTGTAAGTTATATGGAAGCTCCAGTGTTTTGCTATAATGAAGACACTAAGCTTTATTTAACTACTTTTATTACGTTTTCAGCCTGGAATCAACAAGTAAATCTTATTAACTATAAAGTAAACGCTTAATGTCTATTTCAACCTTTACATTTCCAGCTAGCGCGCAAGGAGCCAGTACCAACGTCGTTGGAGTAGCTCCATTTACGCTTGTGTTTCAGCCAAGTGCTATTAGCTTTGGTCCAAATGTAATCGGGGACATAACCTACACAGTCGCGTCTTCTGGTCTTTCTGGTAACGTAGTACCTACAAGTTATAATAGAAAGTATACGTACTGTTCTTTATCAGAAGCTTTACTACACCCTGATCATATTGATAGTAGAAGTAATTTTTATTATACGTTTTATAATGCTCCTTTTGGAGAAACTATTAACATAGTTAGTGTATCTGCAACTCTTATACCAAGCTTACAAATAGTAACGTATGATATTACAGTGTATACTGAAAGTCCTTGGTTAACTAAGAATCCTTTTGTAGAAAGTACTGGTTATATTTTTCAAGCAGTACATTTAATTAAGAGTAGAGCATGGGGCACTAACAACGACCAGATTATTGTCGCAGAGGGTAAAAGCAGTCCCGGTCAAATTTTATTATTCAATACAGTTGATCTAGCTTCAGCAGCTGTTCTCAAGCCGGACCAACCAAACATCCCGACCCCAACCCCGACCCCAACAGTTACACCGACTCCTAGCCCGACCCCAACAGTTACCCCTACTCTAACTCCAACACCCACACCAACTCTAACCCCGACTCCTACTCCGACCTCGTCCCCGACCCCGACAATAACACCGACCCCGACTTCTACCCCTACTCTTACCCCGACACCAACACCTACAGCTACCCCGACTTTAATTCCTACAGCAACGCCGACTCCGACGCCTACTCCAACTATAACCCCTACCCCGACCTCTACCCCGACGTCAACGCCAACAGTTACGCCTACATTAACCCCTACTCCGACGGTAACACCTACAATTACTCCGACTCCGACGGTAACACCTACAATCACTCCGACCCCGACCTCTACCCCGACAGCAACACCTACAATCACTCCGACCCCGACAGCAACACCTACAATCACTCCGACTCCGACCTCTACCCCGACAGCAACACCTACAATCACTCCGACCCCGACAGCAACACCTACAATCACTCCGACTCCGACCTCTACACCGACACCGACGCCTACATCTACCCCGGTATTATACTCTATACAAGCTTCTAATAGCGCCGGCGGTTATTCCGTAAGCGTAGATGGAGATGGTAGTGGTAATCCTATATATAGAGTAGCGGGCACATATGCGATTGCTGCTGTAGCTGATTCCGGATACCACTTTACAAACTGGTATATTAATTCTGGCAACCCGATTATTACATTCTTAACAAATCCAAATACCACTATGTACGTGTACGATAACTGTGCAATAACTGGTATATTCGAACAGGATTCAACACCAACACCGACCCCGACCCCGACAAGCACTCCGACCCCGCCACCGACAGGCACTCCTACTCCAACCCCAACATCAACTCCAACATCTACCCCGACTGTAACCCCTACTCCAAACCCGACTGAAACACCTACTCCAACCCCGACTGTAACTCCATTACCTTGTAAGACGTACCAACTCGATTGGAATGCAGATGCAGCGCCGTTTTATGAAATCGGCGCTCATTATACCGATTGCGACAGTAACGGTCAGAACTTCCATTATACGATCAATAGTACCACCGGTGAACCTGCTGCAATAGTATTCTGTGCAAAACTAGGTACAGTAACGGTAGACTATGGCGTAAACTTAATGGACTTAGGTGCTTGCGGTTCTCCTGTAGACCCTACCCCGCCCCCGACAAGCACTCCTACTCCAACCCCTACCCCGACCCCGGACCCGACTGCTACTCCGACCCCGGAGCCTACTGTAACCCCTACCCCGACCCCGGACCCGACTGCTACTCCGACCCCGGAGCCTACTGTAACCCCTACCCCGACCCCGACTGAAACCCCATTACCTTGCATATCATATCAACTTGATTGGAATACCGATAATGCGCCTGCTTACTATATAATTGAAACTTACTATACTGATTGCGATAATAATGCAGGAGAATATGTCGAGACCGTAGATGGTACTTCTGGAGAACCACCACCAATACAATTCTGCGCTAAATTAGGTACAGTAGTTGTAATATACGGAGTAAACTTAACGAATCTAGGCTCGTGTTAATTAATAAAATTTATGCTAACATTCAATGATATAAGAAATAGCTTAGTTGCCACTAAGCCTCACGTAGGTAAGGTTCACTTAGTTTTAGGGGATACTAGTATCTCTATATCCGGTGCCCGTACACTTGGAGCTGGGGAGCTATGGGTTATACCTACAGATAAGACTCAATCTTACATACAAGTAACTAGTGAACATACTATTACTGTTCTACCATAATACAAATACGTTACTAAGTATAATATATGATACTCAGCGCTGCGCCAATTACTCTAAATTACGGATATGATAATAGTATATCCATGAGTAATGGTGTGGTATATACCTTTGACCACTTAGACTTTAGCAACAGCACTATACTAGCGAGCGCCAAAGATGTCACTCTTAATAGAGATCAATTAGTAGTATTGACGGATAGTGTTAAGTTTCAAGACTGTTTTGATCCAGTTTATATACCAAACCCAAATGAATATGTATACGGCTCTTTGATACAAAATAACGTCGGGAACTATCTTTACGTAACTAACCCAGTTAATACAGGTAGTAGTATTTCAACTACATCTAATTTAAATTCAGCTACAGTTTTTAATTTTTACTTTCCAGCATCTGCAAGCAAAGTACAAATATATTATACTATTGAAAATACCGATGGTAGCTCTACTGATCTGTATTTAATCAGTAATAGTAACACCAGTTCGGTTTCAGGTGGAAGCACAGTCGGTATTAATACCAATTACTATACGTATTACTATATCTTAAGTAGTTCTTCTTTATCCCTTCTTACGTTAAACCCAGCTATGTCGGGTAAGTGGCTAAACAGTAGTTTAGCTTTTGTTGGTCTATCTGCTTCATCTGCTAATAATCTTACTGTACCATCAACTAATATTTTTAAAGCTACTAGATTTAATAACGAAAACTTTAATTATGATTTACAAAAACTCGGGCAATCAGATTTAGTTAAGTATAACAAATTAGATAACTCTTTAGAAATTAATAATAGCTCGGGTAGTTTAGAATACAATTATCTAATTACCGCTGCATTTAAGACTCTTTCAGCTGACACTCAAAGTCTTAGCGCTAATGTAGCAGTATTAAAGAATTATTACTCTCCACAACACGATCAAACTGCAGTACTTAATAGCGCTCTACGTTCTTATACTAAAATATATACAGGCTTAAACGAGACTGATGGACATGAAAAAATTCATTTAGGTTATAACGCTTCTACTACTAAGATTAACTTCTTTAAAGATGGTAGTACTTATTTTCATTACCCTAACAATACTAATACTATTTCGTTAAGTACATCTAATTTAATAGATTACGGGGCATGGGCTGATATTACCCCGTATCGTTCCGATAAGATCTTTAAAAAGGTCGCTAACTACAAAAATTATACAAATTGGGGTAATAGTAGTACTAACCCACAAAACGGTATGTATCTTTGCTCTTGGTTATCTGCTGGTACTACTTCAACTGGAGGTTTAAACACTGCAGCAAAGCCAGTATGGGTTGATCGTTATTATGATCCACGCCATGTTAATACGATCGGTATCAATTTAAACACAATAACTGCTCTTTCAGCTTTACTAACAAATAGTACAAACAATTATCCTAATGTAATTTGGGATGCTCCTTCCACATTAACATTTGAGCCTGGTGTACTATACTATTACCATAGAATCGGTGAAAACGATAACGAGAGTGTAGTAGACAGTCTTTCTGGTTTATTGTATCATATAGATGAATGGGGCCCAAATTTAATTAATAAAGTAGACACACTAACTGCTGGCAAGATTAGTTCCTTCACTAATAGTAATTCTGCAATTGATAATACAGTAAAGACTCCGTATTATATTATTAACGACACGTACGGTTATATAGATACTAACGACCAGGACTTTAGTAATAATAAAGGCAACACTTTATCTTTCTTTGCTTATAATGAGGACTGGAGTAACTTAAAAGGAGATCAAATACTCGGTAATTACTTCGGCGGTGGTATAGGTATATTTATTAATACTCCTATTTTAACTCCTTTCTTTACAGTAGGGGCTTGGAACTCTTCTTTAAGTGCTGGTACTGTAAACACTTACAATGCTGATCTTACTTTATTAAATTACGAAAATTATACAACATTTGCAAGTGTTGGGACGAATCCTATAAGTGCATATGCTACACCGAGTTTTGTAACTAAAGGTTCCTATGACGAAAGTTATTATGTAGTAGATAATTCTGCCGCTCGTTACCTTACTGTATTTGACCCGGATGATCTACTAACAACTAAACTACCTTTATCAGGGTACTCTAATTTTACAAACTGTAAGATCACTGATGTAAATTTAGTTAAAGCTCTTTCTGGTACGCAATATATTATAGTTAAATCGCATAGTTCAAATACTTCAGTAACTTTAACTAAGTTTACTACTACCGGTAGTTTAATTTCTACTAACACAAACAACTCTTATAATAATTTCGTATTAGATCTTTCTGGTAATCCTTATTACTACTCTACTAACATACCCACCTCTTACGTTTCAGCAGTAAGTGGATACGAACAGTGGATAGGTACTGGAGCTTGTGTAACTAGTCAAAACACGGTATTTTCTCTTTCTGGTAACGGCACACAAGCAGCAGCAGCTTCAGCAACTACATGGGTAATAGCAAAAGATAATGTGCCTATATTGAATGTTAATAAACCTGAAAGTATTAATTGCGATCAAGACGATTATATCTGGATAACATATAACACTAACTATCTAGCTAAAATTGATACTAACGGCAAAATACTTTGGAGTAAACAAATTAATACTGGAGACACCGTTGTAACTCCATATAGTATTCGTAATATTAATTTTATAGCTCAAGAGACTAGTGATGGTAGTGTAGTTTATTACACCTTAATACTTGATGGTAAGACTCAATATATCTATAAAGTTGACTCTAACGGTAATGTAGTAAAGAAGCTTTACGTAGCCGGTTTATTACCTGGAGGAGATTGTACTGGCTTCAACTATCAAAGAATGTTTATAAAGCCAAGTACAAGTTTACCCGGCATTAAGGGTAAACTAGTTGTAAAAGATTCTACACTAAGTTCTCCAGTCCCTATATATTATACTTTAAATTACAGTGTATCCGGTCTTTCAGTAGGTTGGCACCATTTCGCTTTAACCTATAATGAAGTTGATGATGCAAGAATGTATGTCGATGGAGATTTAGTCAATCAAACCACGTTCCACACTCCGTTCTCTGCTATTTCTTACCGTATTTACAACTACAAGAATAACCCACAAATTTCTATAGGTACCAGTAACTTTAAAACCGGTACCTTAAACGATTGGATACAAACCCCAGGGGTGTATACTTATAATGGTAAAATAGCTGATATCCGTTTTTACAATACAGCGTTAAATAATTCAGACGTCCGCGCTATTTCTAAAAATTACGAATACAATCAATTTACCGATCTTTCATGGACTATGAATGCCCCCACTCGAGGATATATAGAAGAAATCGAAAGATTCTTCTTACATAGAATGCCTGGCTCTAAGTCCTCTTTCTTTAACGTAAAAGTAAAGAATTCAGCTATAGTAGATCCTGCTGTACGCTCTATTGTAGAAAATAATATAAGAAACGCAGTTACTAGTGTTGCTCCTGCTTATACTAAATTGCGTTCTATTATCTGGGAGTAAATATAACCAATGGCATCTCTTAATACAACAGCCAATAGTCAGATTCAATACAATTTTAGTAGTAACGAATGGTTTTTCTTCGATCCTATTTTTAACGATGTAATTAACGCGATTAATAATTCCTCGTTAACTACTCAATCTAAAGATAATGCCCTTAGCGTTGTAACTGAGTTAACCAACTACTTTAATACTAATTCCAATCCGCAGAATACTGAAACTACTTCAAATTTTACCAGTACTATTTTTACTGCTAGTGGCACTATCGAGTATAATATATATTACAACGGATACCAGGACTCTACTGGGGATGTCACTATAACAGTTACTGCGCAAGATCCAGATGCCCCAGCTGTAGTACTTCAAATACCTGTAGCCACTGTAAATACAGGAGTTGCATATACTGTTGCAGCTAATGCAGCTACTGGTGACATGTCTACTTTAGTTGCAGTTGTAATAGAGTACTATAACGGTTCGAGCTGGGTTCAACAAGCTGCAGACTCAGGCTCTCTAGGAACAAACCATACTAATGGTGGTAACCCTAAAGTAAGCACTAGTATTGGTAGTAATACAAAAGTGCAATGGCGAGCATGGGCCGAAGATAATTACGGTCAAAAAGTTTATACTGGGGTACAGACAATAAACATTAACGCTGTTCCCGCAGTGTCGTTTGAGCCTTACGCCGGGTTCCCGCCGGCCACTGTTGTTAACGGCACTGGGGCGAATTATATAGTGTATGCTTTGGGCGCTGACCCTGATACAGAGGCTTGGGGCAGACTAGAAGAAGTACATATAGATGTTAATATTAATAACGCTGGCTATCAGGCTTTTGCATCTCTACCACGGGATACGGGTAGCTGGCCAATGGTGGGTCAGTATTGTAACGTTTTAAATGCATTCAACCAGAATGTTAACTACACTTACACAGTTCAATTTAGAGCCTGGGCTAATGATGCAAATGGAGCGCAGTCTGGGTACATATATTGGAACGTATCAGTAACACCAGCGCCTACCCCTACTCCGACTCCGACGCCAACATCGACCCCGGCCCCTACGGTTACTCCTACTCCGACTCCGCCAATTTATACTGTACAAGCGCTAAACAGTACTGGTGGTTTACAGACCGGCTTCAACGGTAACTATAGCGGTAATCCAATTTATAATGTATCTCCTGGTAACTATACAATAGATGCAGTACCAGTAAATGGTTACATATTCTCATACTGGAGAATAGTATCAGGAAGTGCAGCGATAGCAGACATATATAGTCAGAATACAAGCGTACTAATTAATAGTAATGTGCAAATGATGGCGATGTTTGCACAAAACACCGCTACCCCTACTCCGACCCCGACGCCTACAGCTACCCCGGCCCCTACGGTTACTCCTACTCCGACAGTAACACCAACTTTTACACCCACCCCGACTCCTACCCCTACTTCGCCACCTGGCGCTACGGCAACACCGACTCCGACTCCTACGGTCACCCCTACTTCGACTCCGACTGTCACCCCGACAATAACACCAACCCCGACAGTCACCCCGACTCCGATACCTAGACAGTTGTCAGTTTACACCCCTTGGGTAGTAGCGTTAACCAATACCCCAGTATGGATAGAAAGTATATATCCAATTAGTAAAGATGTGACAGCTTACGATATTCGTTGGTCAGCAAATGGTGCATTATCTGCTACATATGTTGCAAATGGTAATGGCGAGAATTTCTTACTTTACACATACCTTTCGGCGGCTCCTGGCAGCACGTATTACAGTGTAAACGTGAACACTTCAGGCATATATTCAGTTGTTGCCCGCACTCTTTTAAATAGATTATATATTAAAGATACTTTACCTACGTACAGTATAGATAGTTACTTTGATCCAGTTACGCAAACCCCCACTTTACCATACAGCTTAAGTGACGTATCTATTGGTTCAAACGAGTGGGTAGTGAGTGATGTTATTAATAGTTCTTTTAGTAAGTTAACCGATAATTTTAATTATCTTAAAAACATATCTCAAGTTCTTAAACTTAATAATGAACTTTCTTTAATTGAATGGACTGCTCAATTATGTCACGATGCATCTAGTATAGATACCTCTAACACCTCTGCTTTTGCTTGGAAGACCGATATTGATGGTTTAAATTGGGACAACTCTTATCAGTCTATAAGTGCAACAGGTGTAGCTGATGGTAGTATCAAGGACTTTAAATCTTATCGATTCACCAGTAAAACAGCACCGGATTACTACAACTACATTGCGTACGGGTCGTCAGGCAACATACCGGACCATATACAAATACGTACAAACGATTGGCGTCATACAGTTGTGTTAAGTGCGACCAGTCTCGGGGACAATATACCTAATTTTAATTGTATTAGCGCAATTGATGTACTCAATAATCAGCTTTATATATTAGATACAGATACAGTGTATAGAGCTGGAGTCTCTGTTTTACCAGCTCCACAAGGAAGTGATAATAGTATAATTAATTCTAAATTGCTTGCTATTAGTCAAGTAGGTGGAGTATCTGGCACTCGTACATTTAATACCGGGTTTAATGTTCCTACTGAAATTAAAGCCTATAACGACCTTGTATATGTATGCGATAGTCTTAATAGTTGTGTTAAGGTATATAACACTGCGCTAAGTTGGGCCAATACTTTATATGTTGATGCTCTTAGCGCATATAGCGCAGAGCGTATTGAGATTAACAGAGCTAACGAAAACGTGTTTATACTTGGTAAGACATTTGCTCCAGTTCCTCCGGTGCTTACTTCGTTAAACATGGCTGGAGTTGTAAGCGGTAATGTTACAGTGTACAATATTACTTTTGCACATGATGGTCTAAGATTAAAGGACAATACTACTAACGTACTTTCTGCATTTGCACTATACGGGTTACTTTCTGGTGGTCAAAGTTATTCTTTATTGACTAGCGCAGTAATGCTAAGTGCCGCATACGGGGCAGTTCCAACTGTAACCTATCTTGCTGCCTCTGGAGCAAAGTATAGTAGCTTTAAAGTACAAGCATTGGGTAATAACAGCTTTAACTCTAATCTTTCTAATAGTCTACCTACACCCAGTAACTATTATTTTGATAGCCCATACAAAGTATTTGAAATTGACAGTAACAGTAAACTAGTTAACTCCTTTGAATTACCTAATAATTTAACCCACGTAGAAGCAAGCCAAAATATTAAATCAGATACCGTTATAAAGAAAATGGTAATAGATCCTACAGGGGTGTTCTTATATTTTATTACAAATAGTAATGTCTATAAATACCTCACCAGTGGCGTTGCTCTTAACCGTTTAACAGATCCAAGTAAGTCTAGCCTTGGTAGTGTAGAAGATATCACTACAGGCTTTATTGATGATAGACTTAACTTTTATGTGGTGACTAATAAGAGAATATTTAAGTACGTAGATATACCTGATACATTGGATCTATTTGATACAGATGTCGTAAATAGCTTAATACTGCCTCTATCTGCCATTAGT